CCAGCGATGGTATGATATACGAAAACACTGCTGTTCCAAGTTTTACATTTACGTTTATTGATCAAAATGACATTACAGATGTTATAGTAAATCAAGTTGAGCCAGTACTAGCAAGTCGTGGTATGCAAGAATTTTACTATGAAAATTTTCTTCGCCCAAGTCTAACAAATTTAAACTTAAACTGGAGCCAAAGTACAACTGCTAACAACCAAACTACTGGATATTTTAAGTTTGTTTCAAGCGGAGCACCAGCACCAGTTGGCCCACAAGCAAGTGATAATAAAAAATATATTGCGTTAGGTGGGTTAATTAAGTTTGTACCTCCTACAGGATTTTACTTCAATGAGTTTAACAGATTAATTGCAGGATCTCCTACTCTGCCTGGAGACAAAATGGTATTGTGGGCAACTGTGTCAGCTTTAGAACTTGACGGAACCAATCAAGGTGTTGGTAACAATGCTGATGGAACAGGTCCTGTAACAATTAATAATTTTATTCCAACACTTGCAGTTCCAACAGAAGTAATTCCAAATTTTATAACTAACTTGCCAACTGCAATTGAAACAACCATGCGTGAGCAAATTGAACTTTATAGAAATTTTGGACTTGGATACAATAACCTAACCGGAACTTGGTATGTTATTACAGCAACTAATTTGAATTCAGCAATAACATTTAGTCTTGCAAATGCACAAAACACAACAGGAACCGGACAAGATAATTCCTGGTTGGTAGCATTTGAAACAGACGGAGTAACATACACAGTTAGTTCAAGAAGTTTACAACGTTTCTGGGCTAGTGTGCTTGAAACAAGATTCTTTTATGACGGAACACAAAAAGTTTATGATCCTAAAACAGGAACAGTTATTAATGACTTTATTAACGTCTTAAAAACCAATAACCTACCGGATTCAAGTGCAACACTAAACAGCGATGAAGTACTTGATATTATTGACCAGCCCGTTGAAACAGATGGATTTATAGATGACTTCCGTGTTAGAATATCATACAAAGATTCAGATAACGACGGTGTACCAGACAACCCAGACTACTTTCAAACTTTAGTTGCACCGCTAGTTAATCCAAATAACAAAAGAATTTACCTACAACAAACGATTGATTTTGATAATCTTGAACGATATCTTCCACTTGCAGGTGGTGTGGTAAATGGTACACTAGCAACCCAGGCTGCTATAGAATTAGTAAAAAGTGAGTACCCAGACAAGCAAGTATTTTATGCGTACACTGATGCAAAATTTTATCAACTAACAGTTGCGTATAATGGACTTAGAACTATTGCACAAGTTACTGGTTATATAACATATGTTGGTCGACAAGGATTGTACTTTCAGTATAGACACAATGCACCGTTAAGTAGAAGAATTGATCCAGGAACCACTAACATTATTGACATCTATCTTGTTACACAGTCGTATTATATTGCATATCAAAATTATGTTACTGATTCAACAGGAACTGTACCAGAGCCTGCAAAACCAACTATTGATGAACTTACTACAAGTTACTCAACACTTGACCAATACAAAATGATCAGTGATAACATTATTTTAAACAGTGCAACCTTTAAACCATTATTTGGAACCAAAGCAGCAGTCGAACTAAGGGCAACACTCAAGTGTGTTAAGAATCCGTCGAGTACTGCGAGCGTTAGTGAAATTAAAAGTCAAGTTGTGTCAAGTATGAATACATATTTTACTATTGACAATTGGGACTTTGGAGACACGTTCTTCTTTTCAGAGCTTAGTGCTTACTTGCACGATCAACTAGGAAGTATTATTAGTACAGTAGTTCTTGTTCCAGTGGATCCATTAAAGTCATTTGGTGATTTATACGAAATTCGCAGTCAAGCAAATGAGATATTTGTAAATTCTGCCACAGTCAACGATGTTGAAGTAATTGATGCACTAACTAGTAGTCAATTGCGAACTGCATCAAACAGCGGAGTAGTATAAGTTATGGCTAAAAGAATTCGCTCAGAAGACTTTCTACCAGAAATATTTCAAACTCCTGCTAACAAGCAACTTCTTCGTAGTACACTTGACCAACTTACACAGAACCCAAAGTTAAAGCCAACTGAAGGTTATATTGGTCGTAAGATTGGCCCTGGTGTTACTGCATCTGATAGTTATGTATTAGAACCAACTGCTACTAGAACTGATTATCAACTTGAACCTGGAGTGGTGCAACTTACACCAAACACTAATACTGTTGCAAATGCAATAACCTATCCTGGAATAATTGATAGCCTCGAATTACAAGGTGCAGACGTTACACGTGGTGACAGACTCTTTGACAGTGAGCATTATAGTTTTGATCCTTTTGTCGACTACGACAAATATGTAAACTTTAGTCAATATTATTGGGTGCCAGCAGGACCAAATAGTGTTGATGTTTTTGCTAACACAGTACCAATTCGTGACACATTTGATGTTGCTTATACACCTAACGGTTATACGTTTTCAGGAGAAGCAGGAGCATTACCTACATTAACATTTGTACGTCAAGGCGAATACACATTTGATGTTAACGCTCTTGGCCGTAATTTTTGGATACAAAGTGTTCCTGGAACATCAGGAGTACTTCCTCAACAACCAAATCAAAGTTCAAGACAAGTATTAGGTGTTGCTAACAATGGTGATGACGTTGGTACAGTTGTATTCACAGTTCCTTCGAATACTGCACAAAACTTTTTCTTTACATTAACAGATATTGGTTCAACTGATCTTGTTGAAGATACACTTAAATTTAGCGATATAAACAATCAATTTGTTGATACCTTCTTAGCAACTAACACAAACGGTATAGATGGTATTACTGATTTACAAAATCGCACATTAATCTTTACAACAGATACTAACTTAGGTTGGGAAACTTTTACTCCTTTTGATGACACACTTTTTGACCAAGATAATCCGGGGATTCCAAATGCAGGATTTGATAATAGTGTACCGTTAGCAACTGATGCTGAGCGTTATGTGCAATGGAGAATAAACTTTAACTATGCAAATCCGCTACGTCCGTTTATGGAACTTACAAGAGTTCGAACTATTGCTGACCTAAGCAAAACTTTGATACAATATGGTACAGACTATGCTGGAGTTACTTGGTATAAAAATGCAGAAGGTACATTTGAACGTCAACCATTAATTACTGCTAACCTTGATGTGCTTTATTATCAAGATCAGAGTGATGAAACAAACTTTGGTGTTATCCGTCTTGTTGATCAAGCAAATGCATCAGATCTCAGAGTTGACGATATTATCGGTAAAACAAACTATACATCTCCAAACGGTGTTGTTTTTACAAATGGACTCAAGATACAATTCATTGGTGCAGTAGTTCCAGCAAGTTATGAGAATCTAGAATACTATGTTGAAGGTGTTGGTACTGCTATTGAGTTAATGTTGGTAACAGACTTTATAACACCAGAAACATATACAGTCAGTGCAACTGTACCGTTTGATAGTAAATCATTTGATGATGGTGGTTTTGATGCTACCGCAAATGCTCCAACTGTACAAGATTACATGATAATAAACAGAGCTAGTATAGCCCAAAATGCTTGGAGCAGAGGTAATAGGTGGTTCCATATTGCGGTACTCGAAGCAACTGCTATCTATAACAATGTTCCTTTAGTGATTAATAATAACAACCGAGCTAAACGTCCAATACTTGAATTTAGAAAAAACCTAAAACTATTTAATTATGGAACATTGGCAACTCCTGCAGTAGACATCATTGACTTTGCTGAAACGGATGCATTTTCAAACATAAACGGTACCATTGGATATAGTGTAGATGGTTACAATTTTGTTGCAGGATCAAGAGTTATATTTGCTGCAGACATAGATGCAGAAGTACGCAACAAAATTTATACTGTGAGTTTTGTTGATTTTGAAGATAGTAGTGTGGATGTTATTGATTTGCAACCAGCAAGTTTAACCACACCCGATGTTCCAACAAACACAAATGTTATAATAACATCAGGTGTTATCGAACAAGGAAAGTCCTATTGGTTTAATGGAACAACTTGGATATCAGGACAACAAAAAACTAGTGTTAACCAAGCACCATTGTTTGATGTATTTGATAGCAGTGGTTATAGTTTTAGTGATACAACTGTATACCCAAGTACAACTTTTAAAGGATCAAAACTTTTTAGTTATGCAGTTGGAACCGGTGTTACAGATACTGTTATTGATCAACCATTGAAATATCTAACTATTGCTAACGTTGGTGATATTGTTTTTGACAACAACTTATATGTTGATACATTTATATATGTTAACGGAACGGTCAGTGCTACAAAAAACATTGACACAGGAACAGTTAGACAGTATAATACTATAAGCACATTTGATAAGTTGCTTGGATGGCAAACATCATTTGAAACAAATACACAACGACAAAGTTTCAGTTTTGATTATACCGGAGTTCCACTGGTATTAGACATTGCAGTTTTAAGTGATACATCAAAAATTCCAGTTAAGGTATTTGTTGAAGGTCAGTTTGTTCTTTCAAACACATATACATATGCAACCAATAGCGATAATGTAACAGTAATTACTTTTAATCCTAATGAGTTAGGACAACCTAATACAGTACCAGTTAATGGTGCTATTGTTGAAGCTCAGGTGCTTAGTGATAGCCCAAGTAGTATAGCATTTTATACTATTCCATCAAACCTAGAATCAAACGCTATGAATGAAAATAGCAAGAGCTTTACCCTAGGTACAGTGCGTACACATTATGAAAGTATTTGTCAAAACTTAGAAAACTTTACAGGTAAAATACACGGTAACAATAACGTACGAGATTTAGGTAATGTTGTTCCTTTTGGAGATCTAATACTACAACAAAGTGCACCAGTAACATTGATGACAAATTTTATTAATGGAAGAGACTTTGAATTTTTCCGTGCTATAGAATTTAATAGTTCTGAATATAACAAAACTAAAAACAAAATTTTAGATTATGTTGCAACTAATGATTGGGAAGGCAAAACTACTGCACAGATACTTGATGGTACACTATTAGGAATCAATGCAGGAAAAACTGAATCTAGTCCTTTTTATTGGACAGATGCAATTCCAAATAGCAACACCTTTGAAACTACAGTATACACAATAACACCAATTACAACCTATGTATTTGATACTCTTTACAGTTATGACTTAACCTCTGCAAACTACAAAGGTATATTAGTATATTATACTCCTAAGAGCACTGGCATACAAACTATACTTGTTGGAGACGGATATGAGTACACTGTAGCAACTGATGGTCCAAGAATTACAATCAACAGTACACAGATAACACTAAACATTGGTGATATAATCACCATAAACGAATATGCTACAACTTATGCAAGTTATGTACCAGCAACGCCTAGTATGATGGGGTTATATAACATATATCGTCCGCAAGAGTTTTTAGACAATACCTACGTAACACCAACAAATGTTATACAAGGACATGATGGTAGTTTAACTGTAGCATTCGAAACAGGCGATTATAGAAATGCTGTTTTATTAGAATTTGAAAAGAGAATTTACAATAATATTAAGATAAATGAAGCTGAAAGGTACAATCCACCGCTTCAAGCAGTTGATGTTATTCCAGGACAGTTTAGAACAACTGATTACACTCTAACTGAAGTTAACAATATATTAAATGTTAGTTTCTTATCATGGGTTGGTGCCAACCGTGTTCCTTATAAAAACCAAACTTATATCGAAGACAATCAATTTACATGGAACTATAGTCAAAGTGAAAACAGATTATCTGGAAATCCTTTATTAGGTTTCTGGAGAGGAATATACTTCCAGCTATATGATACTGATTCGCCTCATACTCGTCCATGGGAAATGGTTGGGCTAACTGTACAGCCAACTTGGTGGCAAACAACATACGGACCAGCTCCATATACATCAGGTAATACTGTTCTATGGAATGACATGGCCCAGGGTATTGTTGCTTATCCAACAGGAAATGTAATAAGAAAACAATATATTCGTCCACAGTTATTAGAGTGTATTCCAACTGATTCACAAGGTAACCTTGTATCGCCAATGGATTCGATTGTTGGAAGTTACGATATAGATAGCTTTGTAAAGTCCTGGGTAGCAGGAGATATGGCACCTGCTGAAGATTCCTGGAGACGTAGCAGTTACTATCCGTTTGCAATACAAAGATTACTAGCACTAACAAAACCTGCAAAATACTTTTCGTTATTTGCAGACAGAGATCTATGGAAATATAATACAGACTTTTATCAATATCTGTATAATAACAGATTTCGAATTGACCCAAGTGTAGTAACTGTATACGGTAATGGAACAATTAAGAATAGTTACATCAACTTTATTGTTGATTACAATAGAGTTACAGGTTTAGACAGTACCACTGCACTAAAGTCCACTTTATCAAATATGGATATTCGATTGTGTTATCGAATGGCTTCATTTAGTGATCAAGGATACTTGAAAATATTTTCTGAAAAGTCATCACCAAACAGTCTTAACAGTAGTTTGCTATTACCCGATGAAAGTTACCAACTATTTCTCTATCAAAATCCAAGTTTTGCTGAGGTACAGTATTCAAGTATCACAGTCCAGAGAACTAGCGGTGGGTGGTCAGTGTCGGGTTATTCGATTACTAAACCTTACTTTGAAATATTACAAAGTACCATTGCTGGAACTTTTAGTACAATAACAGTAAACGGAAACACAGTTCGTATTCCAGAGACTTTTACTAAAAATGTGGTTCAAGTTCCTTATGGTTATGTGTTTACAACTGCAAGTGCAGTGGTTGATTTTTTAGTTAGTTACGGTCAATTGCTTATTGAACAAGGGCTAACTTTTGATAGTACAGAGAATGGAGTTATTCTTAACTGGACTCAGATGGCAAATGAATTCCTATACTGGGTAGGACAAGATTGGATTACAGGAAGTATTATTAATCTTAACCCTGCTGCAAATGTTTTAAAATTAGAAAAACCAAACAGTGTTGTTGAAAGTCTAGCCAACGAAAATATCAATGATGTAATGTTAAATCAAAACTTTGGCCCATTGTTAGGCAAAGATTATGCCGTTGAAAGACTAGACAATGAACTCAAACTGATTGGAGTTAACAATCAGACTTTTAGTTTTCTTAATGCAAGGTTTACTTCATATGAACATATTATTGTATTTGATAACGTTAGTATCTTTAACGATTTGATATATCAACCAATAACTGGTGCAAGACAAAATAGACTATTATTAAACGGTAATACAGTTTTTGACTGGAACGGTACACTTGATGCACAAGGTTTTATTCTTAATCAAGATAATATTAAGGAATGGGTAGCAAACACATCCTTTACTAAAGGACAAATTGTACTTTATAAAAATGCATACTGGAGTGCAACTAGATTATTGTCACCGAGTGAAACGTTTGTTTTTGCTGATTGGATTAAGAGTGATTATGCACAAATACAAACTGGATTATTGCCTAACCTTGCAACCAAAGCAGACAGCCTACGTGAAAATTATGATATACACACTGCCAATCTTGAAAGTGATTCAACCCTGTTAGGACTAGGACTTATTGGTTTTCGTCCAAGACAGTACATGCAAAACTTGAACCTAGATGATATTTCGCAAGCTGGGTTGTATTCACAGTTTCTTGGAACAAAAGGCACATTACAGGCTGCAGAAATATTTACAAGTGCAAATCTTGGCAAAGAAGAAGCAGAGTATGAAATTTTTGAGAACTGGGCAATTCAGCGTGGTATCTATGGTGCTAATGCAAACAGAAGTTATTTTGAACTACGCACAGACGAAAGTAAATTATTAAGTAATCCAAGTACCATTGCAGTTATTGATCCACAAGAAGTATCAACTGCTAATCAAACAGTATTGGTTGAAAATATTTGGAAACAAAGTTATAAAATTACAAATAAGAATATTTTGCCAACAGTTACAACTATTCCGGAAGATGTTAGCCTGCCGTCAGCTGGTTATGTAAACTATGACGATATTGATATTAAAGTTTTTAACTATGATGATCTAACAAATGTACTTGCTAATTTAGATGCCATTGCACTTGGTACAAATATTTGGGTAGCCAAAGCAAACTCATATGATTGGAACATATACAGAACCAATCTAGTACCAGCTAGTGTCATCTTGGTGGTTGATAATCTAAATGAAACAAGTACTATAACTTTTGATGTACCTCATGGATTATCTGTTAATGATAGAATAATCATTAAGTACTTTAATGCATCAGTTGATGGCGCTTATATTGTTGGTACTGTTCCATCTTTAAGAACAGTAACAATTACACTTAGTCTACCTGGTGAAACTGTATCTGTTACTGGAGATGGGCGTTCATTTATTCTTGAGAGTGTGCGTGTTGCACAAGCAAGTGATGTTGCTAATTTAAGTTTTGCAAACAACATTGTTCCAGGAAACCAAGCATGGGTAGATAATTATGGCAATGATAACTGGGCGGTACTTCAAAAAATCAATCCCTTTGGCACACCAACAGAAATAGATGCTGATACTCCTGTATTAAATGATCTATTTGGAACAACAATCGAGCAAGGACTACTTGGACAAGGTCTTGCAATTGGTGCTCCAGGAAATGCAAGTGGCAAAGGTGGAATTTACTGTTATAACAAGTCTGACACTCTTGAATATAAAGAATTAACAATTATGTCACCTACTGCCACTGGTTTTGTAGGTACAGGCACAAGTTTAAGTGTTGGAAATACTGAATGGGTTGTAACAGGTGCTCCTGCTAGTGATAGCAACAAAGGATATGCACTATCAATAAAACGTAACAGTGCAAACGGCGAGTACACACAAACACAGTTGTTTAACACAGGAACAAACGATACTGACAACTTTGGACAAGATGTAGCAGTCAGTGATAATGAGCGTTGGTTGTATATAAGTGCATCAACTGCTACATCAAGTAGTGATTATGTTTGGGCATACAACAAAGTTGAGGTACAATCGCAGACACTTAACTTTACTGGAGATGGCACAACTACAGATTTTATTATAGCAGGAACTATAGTTGTAAGTGCTGTTAATGCAACTGCTCAAACACAAATAGGTGTTAGTCGAAATAATGTTTCACAAACTGCAGGAGCGGCTTATACAGTACAAACAAATCTAGCTAGTCAACAAGTTGTTAGGTTTGCAACTGCACCTAACGAAAACGATACAATTAGAATTACAAGGTTGCAAGGCGTTACGTATCTACCAACTGTTAGCACAAGTACATTCAGTACTGCTACAGTATTTCCTGTAACAGATATTTACAGTTTTTCAGTATACTACAATGGTGCATTGTTACGTCCGATTGCTGATTACACGTTTACTGCAAACACAGTAACTTTGCTTGTGGCCATCAACAGTGGAACACTTTTAATTGATGCAAAAACACATTGGGATTTTGTAGCAACTATAACTATAGCAGGCAGTGTTGGAGATCTAATAGGACAAAGTATTTCAACTACTACTGACGGAAGACAGCTTATTATAGGAGCTCCTGGAGCATCAGTTACTGTAGGAGCAATTACTACAACAGATGCTGGTAAAGTATACATTTACGATAGAAGTGTTCAGCGTTTTCAAGTAACAACTGCTTCAACTACTACACAAAATTTTACAACCACTGATACACCAACTGGTCCGGTAACTGTAATAGTTAACGGAACATTTCTAATACCAACCGAGCAAAATAACAATGCTGAGTTTAGTTTTAGCGGAACTACAACCACAATTGGAACTGCAACAAACCCATACACACTTAACATTGGTGACATTGTAGAAATTGAAACAAATACGTTTAGGTTAGTACAAACTATTAATTCTCCTACAGTTGGACAAAGTTACAACTTTGGTCAAGTGGTAGATATGTGTTCTACTAATTGTAGTCTATACATAAGTGAGCCAAATGATAGTACAATTGTTCCCCAAGGTGGTAGTGTTGATCGATGGATCAACCAAGCAAGATTATTTGGAAACATTACAGGTACTGTAGCCAATCCAGTATTGACTGCTACTGACAGTATCAGGATAAACAACTATTATGTAACACTTACAGGAACAACAGTTGCTAGTTTAGTAACTGATATAATAACTGCAAACTTACCAAACATAACTGCAGCCAGCGTAGGCGGTGCATTACAGATTACGCTTGATAATGTACAAGCAGTTGAACAATACATAAAGTTAGAAGTTGCCCCAGGAGTAGGAACTGCATTTGCAACTCTCGGATTAACACCTATAATTTTTGCACAAACAATTGTATCACCGATTGCACAGGAATACGGACATTTTGGTAATAGTCTAAAAATTGATAGTGATGCAATTACATTGGTAGTTGGTGCTCCAGATGCAACTGCAAGTTTGCCAACAACATTTGATACCAACACAACTTACTTTGATTCAAGAAGCACAACAGTTATTGATCCATTGAACCAATCAGGAGTAGCTTACACTTACAATTACTTGAATTCAGCAAATTCAAGTGCTACTAACCCAGGCAAGTTTGTATTTGGACAACAAATTTACGATACTAGCATGACAAGTTTAGATAAATTTGGTTCAGCAGTTGACTATTATGATGGTATATTATTAGTTGGTGCTCCAAATGATGATCTCAATGATAGCTCTGGTGATTTTGGTAGAGTGACTCAGTTAACAAATGTTAACAAAGAATCAGCATGGAAAGCAATTTATACACAGCAACCAATTGTCAATGCCGCATTGCTTAACAGTGTGTTTACATATAACAAAGTTAGCAACGAGGTTACTACCTATTTAGATTTTATTGATCCTCTACAAGGTAAGATATTAGGAGCCGCACAAGCAAATATTGATTATACAGGTGGTATTGATCCAGCTGCCTACAACACAGGAACTGTAAACAACTTTGGTTCACAATGGACCACTACTTACCTAGGTAAAATATGGTGGGACCTATCAACTGTACGTTTTATCGACTATCATCAAGATACTATCGAATACAAAGCACGTCGTTGGGGACAGTTGTTTGACGGATCGTCAGTAGACATTTATCAATGGACTAAGAATACAGTAGCACCAGAATCATACACAGGCGAAGGAACAGTATATACTACTACAAGTTATGTAATAACCAGTGAACTTGATAGTGCAGGTACATTTATTACCTACTATTACTATTGGGTTAAAGGACTAACAGCAGTAAGTTCAAATAAAACACTAAGTTCAAGTGGTATTGCCCAATATATTTCTGATCCACGATCAAGCGGAATATCATATACTGCTGCTATTAGTCCGAGTACAGTAAGTTTGTATAATTGTAGGAGTTTATTTTCAGCAAAAGATACAATACTACATGTAGAATTTGATAAGATTGCAAATGATGATAATGTGCATAGCGAATATGATTTAATTACTGTTGGTGATGCAAAAAGTTTCTTAGGTGCAGGTCTTTATAGAAAATTCTTAGATAGTTATTGTGGAGAAGACACACTTGGTAACCTTGTACCAGATGCTACATTAAGTGTTGCAGACAAGTATGGTGTTAGTTTCCGACCAAGACAGAGTCTCTTTATTAACAGATTCCTTGCACTCGAAAACTATATGACTCGTGCTAATAAGATAATGAAATTATATCCAATATCTGATAGCAAGAGCTTTAAGTTACTTAATAGTGAAGAACCAGAACCAACTTCAGCAAGTAGTGCATGGGACAAGCGTTTATTAACCTACGCTGAACTTACATATCAAGACTTACGTCAAGTAGCAGTGGGTTACAAATATCTTATAGCAAGTGATAGTACACAAGAGGGACTATGGACAATTTATACTGTGCAAGCAGAACAAAAACTGTTACTGTCAAGAGTACAAAACTATGATACAAAACTATACTGGAGTTATGTAAATTGGAATGGTATAAATGCAGATTTTACAACCTATAGTGGTGCAAACACCAGCACTTATGATGTAAAAGTATACAGTGATCTACTAGCACTTACAAACGTATTAGACGGTGCATGGGCAACTGTACAAGCAAATAGTTTTGGCAAGCAAGAAGTATATCAGTATAGCACAACAACCAGTGAATGGACAAGAGTTTTCTTAGAAGACGGTACAGTTGCAATTGACAGTACTATTTGGAACTATGCGGATGGTAACTTTGGGTTTGATGTTGAAGTTTTTGATGCACAACGTTTTGATCAGGCTCCAAATATCGAAACAAGACAAATACTTCAAGCATTAAATCAAGAAATATTTACAACTAACTTAAGATTGTTTAGAAACGAATTATTAGTACTAACATTTGAATTTATAATGAGCGAGCAACCTGCACCAGATTGGTTGTTCAAGACTAGTTTGATTGATGTTAATCATAAAATACGTGACTTAATTGAATACCCAATTTTTAGACGTGATAACCAAGACTTTGTTAGTGAATATATTAACGAAGTTAAACCGTATCATGTTCAGGTAAGAGAATTTAATCTACGCTACGAAGGTGAAGATACGTACAAGGGTAGCATAACAGACTTTGACTTACCAGCATACTACGATAGTCTTAGAGGACAATTTGTATCGCCAATACTTGATGATAGTGCAAATCCAAAATCACTAAGTGCAGTACCAAGTACTAGTGTTGTTTGGCAAACATTTCCATGGAACCAGTGGTATAACAACTATAAACTAATATTTAAGAGTGTAACAGTTCTTAACTCTGGATCAGGATATACTGTTGCTCCGCAAGTAGTAGTAACTGGTGATGCAATAATACAGGCAACTCTATCTGCTGTTGTTAATACTGCTGGTGAGGTCATAAGAATAACACTACTGACTGCAGGTAGTGGTTATATAACAACACCAACACTAACAATATCAGGTGGTAATGGCACAGGTGCTAGTGCAATAGCAGTTCTTGAACCACAACAAGTGCGTGACTTTACTACAACTGTCAAATATGATAGAATAACATACACAAGTCAGGTTGTTGATTGGACTGCAAATACTGCATATACTGCAAATCAATTAGTACGTTTTCCTGTACCGACTGTTGGAGTAATTAATGTTTCGTTACCACAGGTATACAACGTAACAACTAACTTTACAAGTGGTACTGCATTTGACCCAGAAAACTACACTGTGGTTAGTCCAGATACGTTAGATGGTGCAGATAGAACAATTGGATTGTACACACCCGAGCCCAACGAACCAGGGCGTGAACTAGCACAAGTGATGTCTGGAATTGACTATCCTGGAGTACAAGTTGAAGGACCAAATTTTAATCAAAACACAGGATTTGATGTTGGAAATTTTGATATCAATCCATATGATAACATAGACTTTGGACCAGAAGGATTACCAACATACGATCCAGGTATACTTGATGTAATATATGAAAGCTCGTTTACAGACACTTACTTAGGTACAAGAGCTACAGATATTAACGTTGTAGGTGGTGGGTTTATTGACACATATAGTTCGCATGCTCCTGAAGAATTAATTCCTGGTAGTGAATTTGATACATTAGATTTAAAAGTTTATACTCGACCAGGTAGCGATTGGAATAATGATGGCCACGGATTTAGTATTAACAGCACAAGCGTTGTGTATACTGGTGTTAACACAACCATTGACTTTGGAAGTCTTATCCTACATCCGGTTGGTGTAGAACTTATTAATCTCAATGGCGGACAGGTAATTTTTCCTACAGGAAACTATACTGTAAATTGGGTAACAAAAACTATAACTATTACTAACTCTGATTCACAAATTGGCGTTGGAGATACAGTAGACTTGCAAGTTTTTGGAATTGGCGGCGGATCACAACTATATAAAGAAAGTATAGTTGGAAACACAATATCATCAGATGTTGAAATAATTCCAGTTACCTTTACTGAAATAAACGAGATGGTTATCTTTGTTAACGGAGAGATTATTACAGATTATTCGTTTGCAGTATCAGGAACTTTTTCAACTGCAATTACATTTACAAGCACATACACTGCAACAGATTGGGTTACAATTGTTGCTCTTGGTGCAACAACTCCTGTGCAATATTCCTGGAGTACACCACAAGTTCAGTACTTTGCATATGATGGATCAAGTTTACAAGATAATTTAACAAACAGTTTACAAGGAACCAACATTCCTAACATGACAGTTGAGCGTAATGGCCTTAGGCTCCGTCCACCAGAAGGTATCGAATATACCAGCGATGGATCAAGTCTAGGTCCTTATTACCTAAGTACAACTGCTGGAACAAACCAGAGCCTTATTGCTGATAATGATGTTTTGGTATATATTGATAGTGTACAAAGTGATCTTGCAGTTAACTGGAATTTAAGTACATATGACGGTAGTAGTGATAGGTATGTAGCGTTTAACGCTAATAGCCAGCCAGCTAATGGTGCAAGTATTAAAATATTTACTACTACCGAAGCTGATTATACTGTACTTGGCGATCAGTTAAATTTAAGAGTTAGTGCTATTCCAGACGCACCGTTTGCAGTTTCTACCTACAACGATACTGCACAACAAAATATACTTACAAAGGTATATGTTGGACCAACTACCGAAGGTATTACTACTGGTGTAACATTTGATTCAGATCCATATGATTCAACTGAATTTGATAAGACAGTTGGATCAACTATTCAAACCAACAACTTTGCACTTGGTAGACTAATTGAAAATTCTGGCAGATTAGAAGTAACGCTAAACGGTGCTCGTTTATCTGATACAATTGGATTTAGTATAAGCACTGGCACTAGTGGATTTAGTATTCTTACAGTAAGCGGAAGTATTCTTGGAGCAGCAGATGTACTTGCAGTAACAATGTTTACTAATACAGTCGTGCCAAATAGTTTAAATTTCCGTATCTTTCAAGATATGCTTGGTAATCAAAAGTTGTTGAGATTGAATACCACCAACACTACTAAGTTAATACAAGATTTAACTACTAGTGCAGATGTTATATATTTTGAAGATGTAGGCAAACTCAGTGAACCAAATCTAGGATCAAATATATTTGGTCAGGTAATGATTGGTGCAGAAAGAATTACATATAGAACAAGAGATACGAGTAATAATACAGTTAGTGGGTTACGTAGAGGAGTAGCCGGCACAAGTGCAATGTCTCATATTATAGGCGTTGCGGCTAGTGATATAGGCCCAGGAGAGCAACTACCTACTGTGTACCAAGAAAAAACAACAACAGATACAACTAATATTGGCGACGGCACTACTAGAATATTTTTTGGAACAGGAATTGTAGTTCCAACTACATTAGACAGTACCGAACTAGACGAAGCAGTACGAGTTAGTGTAGGCGGAGCAGTAATGATTGCTGATACTGATTATATAGTAACCAGAGTTGATGCAACACAGGTTGAAATTACCTTTACTGTTGCACCAGCAGTTGGAAGTGAAATTAATATATCAATAGTTAAAGCTCAAGTAATGTACGCACAAGGTGTGAGTACAGCAAGTAACGGAATAGCCCTGCAAGATCAGACCACTGCAGCGGCATTATTCCTTAAGAGTTAGAACCGTGGTTAAGTAGTAAGGTAAATACAGCATGGAACAAGAAACAAACAATGAGGCCACAGTGGATAAAGAACTAGATGAACAACGTCCTAATGAGAATGGCCAACTTGCAATAAGTGGGCATATCAAAATCTTTGACCCTAATAGCGGCGAGGTTATTGTTGACAAGAGAAATGCTATTCACTATGAAAATATCAGCGAAGCGTTGGCAAACAGTTTAGCCAATAAAACAGTTGGACAAATTTACAGTATGGCTTTTGGTAATGGTGGTAGTAGTGTTGACCCAACTGGTGTTATTACGTATTTGCCACCTAACACAACAGGACAAAATGCCAACTTATACAACCCAACTTATGCTAAGGTTGTAGACGATAATAGTTCAGCAAATACAGATACTAGTAGAAATAATTTAACTGTCACACATACCACTGGTAAAGTGTATACAGATATACTAGTAAGTTGTTTGTTAGACTATGGTGAGCCATCGGGGCAACAGGCTTTTGATAACTCAACAGACTTTAACGGCGACTATGTATTTGACGAACTAGGATTAAAAACTTGGAACGGCAGTGCAACTGAACTTAGATTGATAACACATGTTATCTTTCACCCTGTTCAAAAATCATTGAATAGACAAATACAAATTGACTACACAGTGCGAATACAAACATTAACTAATCTTAGTGCAACATAAATACACTTAGAAAACGGAGTAAAACAGAATGTCATATACCATTAACTTAACAGATGGTACAATATTTGCAGTAGTTGCGGATGGTACTATTAACACAGATTCGAGCCAAACGCTAGTTGGAAAAAACTACGCTGGATACGGTGAGTTCTTGAATGAGAACTATATACGGTTGCTAGAAAATGCCTCAAATACATCAGCACCAGGCGCACCTTTAACGGGTCAGCTTTGGTGGGATAAAACCAATAGTGTAATGAAAGTGTACAATGGTACAGTTTTTAAAGTTATATCAGCAGCCACTGCATCAGCATCGCAACCAAGTTCAAATATTGCTGGTGACTTGTGGTTTGACACTACAAACGGTCAGTTAAAAGCATATAGTGGAAGTGCATTTGTAACCATTGGTCCTGCATCAACAAGCGGTGAAGGAACATCAGGTGCTATTGTAACAACAATAACAGACAACGGTGCAAGTGATCATGTTGTTGTACAGATGTATGTTAATAATGTTATTTGTGGTATTTGGTCCAAAGATGCAACGTTTACTCCGGCGGCAGCTATCTCAGGATTTGCAACAATTGGTCCAGGCCTAAATATGAGTACTACTGTTACAAACGCAGTATTCAATGGAACGGCAACAAATGCAGACACATTAGACACATTAAATTCAACATCATTTATGAGATCCGATGCAGCCACAAGCAACAACACAAGTATAAGTGTGTTAAGTGATACTGGGTTGTATGTTGGTGGAGACAGTGACGGAAGAATGTTTGTAAGTGGAACAGACGTATATGTTGCTAACCAAACACAAGACGGGGATACAATTTTCCAAGTCAATGATGGTGGTGTAACAACTACTGCATTAACCATTGATGGTGCTACTGCTGGTTTAGTTGCTCCAAAGACTTTAACAATTAATTCCGGAAATGCTGTTACTGCTATAATAAATGGTGGTACAAACGGTGTAGGAAACATTGGTGCATCTGGAGCAAGGTTTAATACCTTACACGCTCTTGCAACGTCAGCACAATATTCTGATATGGCTGAGCGTTTTCATGCAGATGCAGAGTACGCTCCGGGAACGATTGTTGAACTTGGTGGAACAGAAGAAATTACGATTTGTACAGAAGAACTAAGTGGAAAAGTATTTGGAGTGATATCAACACAACCAGCATATCTAATGAACGGCGGAGCTGGAACAAACGAAACACATCCACCAATTGCAATGGCAGGAAGAGTTCCTGTTAACGTGATGGGATTTATTACAAAAGGTGATAGACTTGTTAGTGCTGGAAATGGCGTAGCAAGGTCGGCAAACTTGGATGAAACAACAGCTTTTAATGTAATTGGAAGAGCTTTAGAAAGCAAAACAGACGAAGGTATTGGCAGTATAGAAGCGATTGTTAAGATCGTATAGTTACTATAAATACAAGCAGAAACAATAAACCAGCTATCGTAAGAGTAGGTGACGTGGTAAAGAAGAACACTAAGGTCTTAGGAGACTGACTCAATTTGAGGACGCCACAAGCAATAGCGTATAATATATACTAATACAAAGGGACTAAAAAGAAATGACATACTCAGCAGGAAATACCATCCTAGATGACGATTATAATATATTTGCAACAGGAAATGCTGCTGGTACAGGTGATCAATCAGTAGCCAACATTAACTCTATTATCGGAGTAGGCGGTCAAGAATTTGGATACGGACAAGGAACTGAAGTACCTCCAGTTACTGCAGGCACAAACATTACTGCTACATCATGGACAACACTATTAACAAGAAACGCAACTCTTGCCAGTCACCAGGGAACATCAATTACATCAATTACAAATCCGTCAGCCGGTAATACGATTGAAGCCTATGCGGCATTGCAGGCAAACATCACTGCAACATTTAATGGAAAAATGAATGCCGCAGCTTCAGGATCAGATGCATCAGTAAGTTCAGTAACAACTACTAGTTGGAACACAAGTTCAGTACTTACAAAAACATTTACATTTGCAAGTAGAAACCAGTTGAGATACTTTTTCAACGCAGGCGGATTGATACGTTTGTCGTGGTCAAGAACAGGCGGTACTGCAAGTTCACAGAACACTGCATGGTCAGATACACTTACTGCAGCCGGAACAATTGTTATTTCAGGAATTGGAGCATCAAAAACCATTGCAGGTGTTGCATACACAGGTATAACAAAAATTGGTGGATCAGGTACAACTAGAACACTACTAACAGGAACTGGAGTAATGTCACCGATAGCTTCTTCGGAACAACTGTTATACGATCAAATTCCACCTTCAGGATATGGCGATAACGAAATTCAAGTGTATGGATCAATTCCAGTAGACGGAACAGTTCTTACACTTAAAACAGATTTATCAGATGATTACACTCCACCAGATCCAGGGTCACCAGATTTAGTTGATGGTACACTAACACAGGTATCAACAATACGTCCGCCAAGTACAACACACTTAACAGCGTCATGGGGTACAGTCACACAGAACTCACCAAGTTGGGTCCAATCATAATAATTAATTAAAAATATACAAAACCCTGGTTTTTATTAACTAGGGTTTTTTTGTGACTAAGTAAAAATATGGACACAGAAAAACTCAGTAAAAAAATAAGAACTAGATTTGATCACCAACAGGCAAGAATTGTACTGCGTGAAACATATCAAGCCAAAATGCTTTTTGCACACAACGGTGGTATGTGGCGAGCCTCTCCAGAATTAATAATGTTGTGTAGTGTATGCACAGGAGAAGTGGTATTAGAAGACCACTACAATACTCCAGTTAGTGTAGATAGTGAACAACTCAAACAACTGGCAATGCAACTCTGGCAAGAACAAATGAACGCATGGCAATCAGAATACAACGAAATATCCAAAAACAGATGACTGTAGGTGCTTTACTTTTTGCATTTGATAGTGAGATTAAGTATACCAAACTTGCTATAGAATGCGCCAAAAGAATACAACAATATTTAAATATACCTGTGAGCCTAGTAACAGATATTAAACTAGAAACTGATATATTTGATCAACAAATTATTGTAGATAAACCCAGTGATAAAAACAAAAAATATCATTTTGATCGAGGAGGATCATCAGCGTGGTATAACTTTGGAAGAAACTGTGCAATAGATCACACACCATATGATAGAACACTACTAGTTGACACAGACTATATGGTAAACAGTGCAGACTTATTACCTATGCTAGAGTGTTCACAACCTTTTCTTGCTCACAAATCAGTTACTGAGGTGTTTAAGAAGAAAAAACGCATAGAAAGATTTGGCACTAAAAATACACAAATGTGGTGGGCCACTGTGGTTATATTTGACAAAAGCACGTTCTCACAAGATGTATTTGCAGTATGGAAGATGGTAGAAAAAAACTATCATCACTATGCAAATATCTTTGGGTTTGATTCAAGAAAATTCCGCAATGATTTTGCATTGAGCATTTCATTATTGCTTTGCAATGGAAATACCATTCCGACACAGTGTGATATTCCATGGCCTTTATTTAACGTAGATCCAGATATCAAAGTAGAACTCTTAGATAATAAGTGGTGGATAGAACACACAACAAGGCGTATATGTATAGAACATCACGATTTACACGTTATAGGAAAAACCTATTTGGAGAACTTGTATGCAGTATGAAGCAGACAAAGGATACCTCATAGTAGGTAGTGAAGATTATATTGCATGTGCAGAAACACTTGCAAAGAGTTTGAGGCACTGGCATCCTGATGTAAAAATTTGTTTACTCACTGATGTTGAATATAGTAATCCGCTGTTTGATTATGTAAAAAAATTCCCTTATGGTAATACTGGTGGCTGGACAACCGATTGGCAAGTGTTTGATGCTAGTCCTTTTCATGAAACAGTAAAGTTAGAAGCAGACATGGTAGTAAGCGGACCAGTCGATCATTGGTGGAACTTATATCGTACTAAACCAGTTTGGGTATCAACGGGTTGTAGAAACTATCATAACATCACATCAAATAATCGACGTTATAGAAAAATATTTGATAGAAACAATTTACCTGATGTATACAATGCAATCACTTACTGGAGAATGAGTCGTGAGGCTAAGGAATTTTTTAGTACTGTAAAACATTTGTTTGAGTCTTGGGATGAAATTAAAGTAAATGTACAAGGTGCTCAAAATGAAAACCCAAGCACTGATTTGATTTATGCATTGTGTGCAGATGAATTTGTTACTCCAGGATTAGGTCCACAGATTGTACACATGAAACCAGATATATTAGGAACCAGTGCATTTGATTGGAACAAAGAATTAATATGGGAAATAGTTGATGGTGTAATACGTATCAACGGACATAACCAACATGGGTTTGTGCATTATCATCAAAAGTATCTAGCCAAGAAACTAGGAGAGTGTTATGATAAATCCTAAAGAATTTAATCAACTGTTTGCAGATATAATAAAACCAAAAAAACCGGTTGACTATTCATATCGATTGTACTATAATAAAGAAACAGGTAAACCTTTACAGTATACAACAGATGAGCAAGATGGTGATTGTATTGTAATAACAAAACAACAGTATGCTGAAAGTCGTTACGATAGTGTGGTTATTAATGGTAAATTAACCACAGTAAATAATGCAATACGTTGGTCTAAATTAGTTCCGAGCAATGAAGGAGTAGCCTGTGCAACCAATAATGTAATGATTATTGATAGTAATAGCTTAACCAAGTGGAAAATAAAAACCCAC